TTACTGTAATTAACGATACAGACTTCGCAATCAGAGGTTCTTTCGAGAGATGGATGAACTCCATGTCTAAAGTATCTGATAACGCAGGTAATATCAACCCAGAAGATTATACTAAAGATGCATATGTGTATCAACTAGGTAGATCACCAGTTGATTCAGCATCACAATCATCAAGTGAGAATATGCCCATCCTTAGAACATATAAGTTCTATAGTGTATTCCCAACTCAAGTATCTCAAATTGACCTTTCTTACGATTCTTCAGACGCAGTTGAAGAGTTTACTGTAACCCTACAGGTTCAGTGGTGGGAAGCAGCAGGTCAAGGTGGCGATGTTGCTTGATCCGTGGTATAATAAATAGAAAGGATAAGAATACCTCTCTATAAGATGGCACGACTTTTTGGTTTTAGTATTGATGATAAAGACGACCTTCCAAAAGGTGTAGTTTCCCCCATTCCTCAGACAGGTGAGGATGGGGTTGACTATTATATACAGTCTGGTTTTTCTTCCCAAGTAATTGACTTAGAAGGAATATATAAAAATGAGCATCAAGCTATAAGAAAATACAGAGAAATGGCATTGCATCCAGAAGTGGATAGTGCTGTAGAAGATATTGTTAATGAAGCTATTGTATCAGATACAAATGATTCTCCTGTAGAGATTGATCTGGATAATCTAAATGCATCTGATGGTATTAAAGATAAAATTAGAGATGAGTTTAAACATATAAAAGATCTATTAGATTTTGACACTAAAGCACATGAGATCTTTAGAAACTGGTATGTTGATGGTAGAGTATATTACAATAAAGTAATTGATATCAAAAAACCTCAAGATGGTATACAAGAACTGAGGTATATTGATCCAATGAAAATGCGTTATGTACGCAAAGAACAAAAGAAAGATGATAAAGGTGCACAGTTATTCAATACATCTAATGTACATGAGTCTGAGAAAGTATATTTTCCAAAGATAGAAGAGTATTTCATGTATACTCCAGAACCACGCTATCCTACTAACATGGCAATGGGTGGTGCGGGTACTGCAATGAAAGGAATTAAACTTGCAAAAGATTCTATTACATATTGCACATCTGGTTTAGTAGATAGAAACAAAGGAACTGTATTATCATACTTACAAAAAGCAATCAAGTCACTTAATCAACTTAGAATGATTGAGGATAGTCTTGTTATCTACAGATTATCAAGAGCACCTGAGAGAAGAATATTTTATATTGATGTTGGTAATCTTCCTAAGATAAAGGCAGAACAATATTTGCGTGATGTCATGTCTCGTTATAGAAATAAACTAGTCTATGACTCAGCATCAGGTGAAGTAAGAGATGATAAAAAATATATGTCTATGTTAGAAGACTTCTGGTTACCTCGTAGAGAAGGTGGTAGAGGAACTGAGATTACTACATTACCTGGTGGACAAAACTTAGGTGAGTTAGCAGATATAGAATACTTCCAATCTAAATTATACAGATCATTAGGAGTTCCTGAGTCAAGAATTGCAGGGTCTGGTGATGGATTTAATTTAGGTAGATCATCTGAGATACTAAGAGATGAACTTAAGTTTAGTAAGTTTGTTGGTAGATTGCGTAAGCGTTTTGGTAAGATCTTTTTAGATATACTAAGATCACAATTACTTCTTAAGAACATTGTGACACCCGAAGACTGGGAGATCATGTCAGAGCACATCCAGTTTGACTTTATATACGACAATCATTTTGCAGAATTGAAAGATAAAGAATTAATGGAAGGTCGTTTAGGTTTACTTGGTATGGTAGAACCTTATGTTGGTAGATATTATTCTACAGAATATATTAGAAGAAATGTATTGCGACAAAAAGACGCAGAAATTGTAGAGATAGATGAGCAAATAGAAGAAGAAATTGCTAACGGTGTTATACCAGATCCAAACCAACAAATGTTAGAATTTGAACAGGGTGCTATGGGAGATCCAATGGCAGAAATGGGTGAGGAAGAAGCAGCACCTGCACCGCAACCGCAAAATATGCCTAAGCCCAACGAGGGAGAGATATAAATAACTTTATCAGTATAACATATTATTATGGAAGAACTCGTCAACATGATAGCAACAGATGCGTCTGCTGCAGACATTAGCGACCAGATCAAAGATATTCTCTATGCAAAATCTGCTGAGAGAATAGATGGTTTGCGACCATATGCTTCTAATGACCTTTTTGGTACATTAGATCAGGAAGCAGAAGCAGAAACAGAAGTGGAAACTGATGTAGAAGCAGAAACAGAAGAGGAAGAAACTGATGTCTAGACTTTTACCTCTAGGACAAAAAGCAGCTCTGGCAGCAGGTAGTGGTAATGCTACTACTGTTAGCAATGCTACTGTAGTAAGAGTATTATCTAATGCGGGTGCTGCAGTAGTTGTTAGAACTGACTCTGATGATAATATTATCGGATCATTTACCACAGTAAATGGTACAGCAGATCTAGTTGAAAAGAATGCATCAGATAAGATATATGTAACAGGTAATGCTGTCGAAGTATCTAAAGTAGGATTTACTAATTAAAGCAATGAAGTTAATCACAGAACAGATTGATGATGTAGAAGTTATCGTTGAAAATCGCAACGGTAAAAAAGCTATGTTTATCGAAGGTATATTTTTACAAGGAGATATACAGAACCGCAATGGTCGCATGTATCCAATGGACACTCTACGCAGAGAAGTTACAAGATACAATGAATCGTTTGTGCAATCTGGTCGTGCGGTTGGTGAACTAGGTCACCCCGAAGGTCCTACAGTAAACCTCGATCGTGTCTCGCATAAAATAGTTTCACTTACAGAAAGTGGATCTAACTATGTTGGTAAAGCAAAAATCTTATCTACACCTATGGGTAAGATAGCACAAAATCTAATAGACGAAGGTGTCAAACTAGGAGTCTCATCTCGTGGTCTTGGTACTCTCGCAGTCAACAACGAAGGAGTTAAAATTGTTTCTGACGACTTTACTCTTGCTACTGCTGCTGATATCGTTGCTGACCCTTCTGCACCTGATGCTTTCGTAGCAGGTATTATGGAAGGAAAAGACTGGGTTTGGGATGGCGGTGTTGTCAGAGAACAACTCGCAAAAAGAACCTATAAGCAAGTTAATACTCTTGTTGACAATCAACAACTTGAAGAGAACAAGTTAAAACTCTTTAACCAGTTCTTATCAAATCTATAAAATCTTATAAATAATCACAGATTAACCTAATCTCATTCGGAGAACATCGGAAAATGGCCGCTAAAGAATTAAACGAAATGGACAATCCTGTAACAAGGGGTGCGAAAGCTGGCGATCCTATGAAGAAGGTTGACGACTCCACATCACCTGGAGCATCAGCATCTTATGAGGATCTCGGAGGACCTACACCTCAGAACTACAAGTCCACAGACAACTCTGCTGCACTAAAACCTGCAACAGTTAAAACGGTAAAAGATATCGTTAACAAAGGTGCAAAACCTGCACAATCTATGGAGACTATAGGAACTGAAGTCCTTAAGCAAGGCGACGAACCTGCTGTTGAAGCAGAACAAGAAGTAGTTGCTGAAACAGAAGAGACACCTGCAGTTAATGTAGATGACGATCTTGCTGCACTATTTGGTGGAGAAGAACTTTCTGAAGAATTCCAAGAAAAGGCAAAAACAATTTTTGAAGCTGCTGTTAACTCAAAAGTTAACGAGATTCAAGAAGCGATGACCGAGGAGTACGAGAAAACTTTGACAGAACATCTTGAAGGTGTTAAGTCTGAGTTAATCGAGCGTACAGACGCATACTTGGAGTATGTCTCTGACGAATGGTTAAAAGAAAATGCAATCGAAGTCGAGCATGGTCTTAAGACCGAAATGACTGAATCATTCCTTCAAGGTATGAAGGGACTTTTTGAAGATCATTATGTATCAATTCCTGACGACAAATATGATGTGCTAGAAAGCATGGTAAATAAACTTGATGATATGGAAGGCAAGCTCAATGAGCAGATAGAGAAGAACATCTCTCTCAACCAGAGACTCGGAGAATCTACAGCAGATGGTATTTTTAGTGAAGTATCCGAAGGACTGGCAGAGACACAAAAAGAGAAGTTACATTCTTTAGCTGAAGGAATAGAGTTTGAGGGTGAAGCCGCTTACCGTGAAAAGATTGTTACTCTTAGGGAGTCTTACTTCCCAAGCAATAGCAAATCTAAGGTTTCAAGCAATAAATCCGAAACCATTTCGGAAGGTATAGCACACGAAGATCCTAGCATGGACAATTCAGCGTCTATGAATCAGTATCTTTCTGCCCTATCAATGGGTGGTAAAAAATAGTCAACCACAAATTTAATTTCTAAGTACAATGTACAATGCCGAAAAAATAATGGAGAAGTGGGCTCCATTGCTAGACGCAGAAGGTGTAGATCCTATTAAGGACGCACACCGTAGAAGCGTTACAGCAGTTCTTTTAGAGAACCAAGAAAAGTTTTTAGCAGAGCAATCTGCATTTGAGAACGGGACATCAATGCTAACTGAAGCAGCTCCTACAAACAGTGGTAACGCTGTTGGTGCTTCTGGTGCGTTCAGTGGTGGTTCAACCCCCGCAGGACCTGTAGCAGGTTTCGATCCAGTTCTTATCAGTTTGATCCGTCGTTCAATGCCTAACCTCGTTGCATACGAGCTAGCAGGTGTTCAACCAATGAACGGTCCAACTGGTTTGATCTTCGCAATGAGATCTAGATACACCAATCAGTCTGGTGATGAAGCATTCTTCAACGAACCAGAATCTGCATTCTCTGCTAACAAGGCAGGAACTAACATTGGTCAGGCAACTCAAGGTGATTACACCGCAGCTACTGACGATGATGGTACTGTTGGTTTCGGTTCTACTGGAACACAGAGAGGAACAAACCCTGCGATCCTTGAGAACAACGCTTCTGATGCTGTTCAAGCACAGTACTCAGTTGGTCAAGGTATGGCAACTGGAGACTCTGAAGCATTAGGCGATGGAGTTAATGGTGACTTCAACGAGATGGCATTCTCCATCGAGAAAGTTACTGTTACTGCTAAGTCAAGAGCACTAAAAGCAGAGTACAGTTTGGAACTAGCACAAGACCTTAAGGCAATCCACGGATTGAATGCTGAGGCTGAGTTAGCAAACATACTTTCTTCAGAGATCCTTGCAGAGATTAACAGAGAAGTTATTAGAACTATCTACAAAACTGCAGAAGCAGGTTCACAAGTCAATGTTGCAAACAGTGGTTTCTTTAACCTAGATGTTGACTCCAATGGTAGATGGTCAGTTGAGAAGTTCAAAGGACTTCTATTCAACATAGAGAGAGATGCAAACAGAATTGCACAGAGAACTCGTCGAGGAAAGGGTAACATCATCCTTACTTCTGCTGATGTTGCTTCTGCTCTAACTATGGCAGGTGTACTTGATTACACTCCTGCATTAAATGCAAACTTACAAGTTGATGACACAGGCAATACATTTGCAGGTACAATCAATGGTAAGTACAGAGTGTACATCGACCCATTCTCAGCAAACAGTGCTCAAAATCAGTACTATGTTGTAGGATACAAAGGTACATCACCTTATGACGCAGGATTATTCTACTGCCCTTATGTACCATTACAGATGGTAAGAGCAGTTGGAGAGAACTCCTTCCAACCAAAAATTGGATTTAAGACAAGATACGGTCTTGTTTCAAACCCATTCGCTGAAGGTACTGCTCAAGGTCTTGGTAGAATTACTTCTAACAGTAACAGATACTACCAGAGAACTGTAGTTCAAAACCTAATGTAAGCAAGTTGCTTATATACTCCAAAGACACCCCTCGCAGGGTGTCTTTTTTTATGCTACAATATAAATATAAACATCTATTAAGAAATGTTATGGATGATGACAGAGACTTACTTGCAGAATTAGCAGAGGCGATAGCACAAGGTCCTATCATCTTCACTCCAGACGAAGAATTTTTGAAAAGAATAAACGATAAAAAAGAGGACTAAATAACAGTAGGAGAGAACTGTTTGAATGACCAATTCCTTTTACGACAATCAAATAAAGAATAGGAATTTTCTGTCACCATCTGGGTTTCAGTTCAATCTTGCTAGAGCACCGAAGGTAGATTTCTTTTCTAACTCAACTAGAATACCTGGCATTCAGTTAGGTAATATTGATGTAGGAAATTATCTAAAGTCGATTCCTGTACCAGGTGATCAAATACAGTTTGAGGATCTCACTCTACAATTTTTAGTAGATGAGAACATGGAAAACTACTTAGAAATCCATAACTGGATTTACTCATTAGGTTATCCTAAGTCTGTTGATCAGTTTGGAGACTTGATTCGTGCTGACGATAATCAATTTGTTATAGACAATTTAAGACAGTTTAGTGATGGAACACTAACAGTTTTAAATAGTAACTTTGTTCCTATGTCATACATTAAATTTAAAGATCTATTTCCAGTATCTTTATCTACTTTGGAATTCACTGCAAGTGAAACTGATTACTCGTATTTTACAGCAACGGTTACATTCAAATATCTAATCTATGAAATCCTTGACACCAAGTTCAAGGTTAGAACATCATCAATTACAACATGAATCTTGAGACTATACAAAGTATGTGGGAAAAAGACTCACAGATTGACCAAATTAAAATTCACGACGAAGCAGCAAAGATCCCAATGTTACATGCAAAGTACTGGGATGTTTACAATGCTCTAAAATTATTAAAAGAGAAAGCAACAGCACAAGAATATAAGGTTAAGTTAGATCGGCACAACTATTACACAGGAAAATCCGACCCTTCAGTGTATCAGGCCGAACCATTTCCATATAAAGTAAGAGAGAAAGATTCAGTAAAAAGGTACATGGATGCTGACGATAAGGTACAGACCATAGTATTGAAGATAAGATATTACGATGTAATGTTAACATACTTAGAAGATATTATCAAACAGATTAATAGTAGAGGGTTTCAATTAAAGAATATTATTGATTGGCAAAAACTATCAGGATGATGTCAGACATTATTATCTCAAAAAAGAATGAAGTCTATTTAAAGATAATATCAGAACCTCATGTTGCCCATGAGTTGTCTGACCAGTTTACATTCGATATACCTGGTGCAAAGTACATGCCACAGTATAGGAATAGACACTGGGATGGTAAGATAAGATTATTTAATTTACAGAAAGGAGAGATATATGTTGGATTGCTTGATAAAATAGTATCGTTCTGTAAGAATCATAATTACGATTATAAATTTGA